CCCTTGGCGCCCCCTGCCGCAGAAGCCTTTTTGGCGTTCGCATCCATCATCGCGTTCTCTTGCGCCATCGCCTCTGCATGGTATTTGCTTGCCTGGCCCGATGCGACCGCAGCTGCGGCATCGTCTCCGTTTGCGGCGGCGACCCTGGCTGCAGAAAGAGCGGCCTTCTCGCGCTCGAGTGACAGCTTGCGGTATGCCGCAGCATCGGCATATGCGGCCTCCGCCTCGGTAAGGAGCTCGAGCCTCTCCTTGGCCCTGTCTATGCGCAGCTTCTTGAAGTTCGCCACTGCGTTCCCAAGAGCGCCGATCGCAATCATCGCAGGCCCGAATGCGGATACGATTCCGGCACCCAGGGCTATGAATGTCTTCAGCGGACCCGGAGCGGCCTCTACGGCACCCGTGAGGAGCTGGAACAACCCTGCGAGCGTGGAGATGATAGGCGCGGCGCCGTCTGCCAGCGAAGCGGACAGCGCGGTCGCGTTGTTCCTTAGCATCTGAATGGCGCCGGAGAAGCCCTCGGACTTCCTCTGCGCCTCGCGTGCGGCGTCGCCCGCCTGCTCAATCGAGCCGTCCTTGGTCACATACGACATGCCCTCCCATGCGCTTGTGGACATGTTGATGGAGTCGGTCATGATGTCGAATGTGTTCGTGAGGCCCTCGAGCGCCTGCTTCTGGCGGACGCTGCTGATTCCGAGCGACGCGAGGGTGCTGTCGACGGACCCGCCAGCGTCGTCGATTGCCCTCAAGCCCCCGATGAAGGCGGAGAACGCCGTCATCGGATCGTTGGTCCAAGCGTCGGCGAATCTCTGCGCAGACATCCCAGCGACCTGCGCAAACGCATCGAGCTTGTCTCCGCCCTTGCCGACTGCGGCCTCGATATTAGAGAACGTCCTCGAGATGGCGGTGCCTGCCGCTTCCGCGCCCTGGCCCGTCGCAGCGACTGCCGTAGAGATTCCTAGCAGCTGCGGTGTCGTGAACCCGGATATATTGCCCAGCGACGCGATGCGCATCATGACCTTCATGATGTTCGACTCCTGCGCCGCCGAGTTGTTGCCGAGCCTTACGAGTGCATCCGAGAACGATGTGATGTCCTGCTGGTACTGGTCGACGTTGTCGGTGTTGATGTCGTCCATGATGTTCGACAACTGGCCGACATACGTTGCGATATCCTCGGCTTCGATGTTCGTGGCGATATCCAGGTTCGATACCACCTCGCCGAAGTGCTCGAGGTTGTCCGCCGCTATACCCAATTGTCCACCGATTGACTCGATTTCGAGCATCTGCTGCGCGGTGGTGACATGCGTCCTGGAGAAGCTGATAGCTGCGGATTTGAGGTGTTCGAATTCCTCCTCCGTGCCGTTCACCGTCTTGCGCATGTTGCGGTAGGACGAGTCGATGTCTTCGGCGGAGCTTATGGCGTAGCGGGCCATCATCATGATTGCGGGTGTTACCGTGGAGTACAGGCCGTATCCAAGTGTACGGATGGTGCCGTACTTCTCGCCCATGGACTGTATGCTGTTCGAGCGGGAGTCGAGCTTCGCGAGCTCCGCTTCGAGCCTGATGACCTCCTCGCGCGCTTGCACGTATGACTGGGCCATGGACGCCGACCTGTGCCGTGCATCGACCTCGTTGAACCTCGCGTTGAGGCGGGCGAGCTCGCTCTCGTACTTCTTGACATCGGCCGTGACCTCTTCGAAGGTCCGCTCCATGCCCTTCCACCCACGGCCGGCGCCGCGATCGAGCTCATCGTCAAGGCTTGCGAGCACTTGCTTCGTTTCCCTGATCTTAGCCTCGTATTTCGCTGCCTCCGCCTCGGCTTTCGCAAGCGCGGTACTGACGCTTCGTATATCGGCGTTCTGCTTGTCGAATGTGGGATCTGACTCGATCTTCGCCAAGAGCGACTTTGTCTGGGCTAGCTTCTCGTTGAGCGCGGCCTGCAGGTCGCGCTGGGCGCGCACCTTTGCTGCGGCCACAGCGTAGCTTGCAGGCATCGCATTGAACGCCTCGGTCATGGCACTCGCCGACGACCTCGCGCCGTCTATTGCGCTGTCCAGCGACTTCGTCTTCGACACAGCCTCTCCGAGCCCGCCGTTGTCGCCGAGCTTTTACAGCTCCGTCCTGAATCGCACCAGATCGGATGCGGCGCGATTCAACTCGGACCTGTAGGCAACGAGCTGCGTCTGCATTGCCCGGAAGCCCTCGACCTTGTTCATCTCCTTGAGGTCGTGGTCGAACGCCCTGCTCTCGGCTCTGAGGTTCTGGAACGTCTTGTACAGAATCCTCGAATCGGTAATCGTCGCCTTCAGCCCGAAACGCTCGCGGATATCGGTGGTCGCGGTCGTGCCATACCCGGTCACTGCGCTGCTGAGAAGGGCCTTGAACTGCCTCTGGGCCTCCCATGCGGACTTGCCGACTCCATCCATCTGCTTTGCCAGGTTCTTCACCTGGACAAGCGCCTTCTCGAACGAGATGCCGTCGTCGGCTGCGCGGACCTTCGCTACCGCATCGTAGATGTGCTGGAGCTCGGTGTTGACGCTCGTGGCTCCGCTTCTGAGCTTCTGCGTCGCGGAGTATATCTCCTTGACGTTGTTGGCGACGAACTGCATCCTGCCGCCCGTGATGCCGGCCTTCGAGTTGAACGATACCGTCTCGTTCTTGGCCTGCCTGATGGCGACGCTGATATCCCTTGCGGCGCGCGCCGTCAGGCGCGCCTTGTCCTCGGCTAGGTCGAGTCTCGTCTCGAGCGCCTTGACGTTTGCCGGGTTGACGTCTAGCGCCTTCTTCATAGCGCGGAACTGCTGCTCTGCCTGCCCCGCGCTGTGCTTTATGGACTCGATAGCCGACGCGAGGGGCCTCGTATCGGCTCCTATCCTGAGCGTCAAACCCCTGAATGCATCGGCCATTCGCTTTATCTCCTACATCCTTGCGAGGGCCATCACGTCGCTCGGCGACGCATCCCTCGTCTCATCGACATCCGCCCCGTTCATGTCGTCCCATTCCCAGAGCAGCTTCATCAGATGCGTGTACTTCATCTCGCGCATGTCGGACATGGTCAGCCCAGCCGACAGGCCGTTAACCGCCATGCGGGCGATTGGCCTGTCGGTCGGCGTGCTGTCCGAGTTCTTCCTAGGCTTCCTCTCCGGGAGCTTCGGTACGAAAAAAGCAGTCCCCGATCTCCATGCCGAGCTGCTCGTTGATGAGCCACATGTTCACGCCGCCGGCCTTCTTGACCCATATCGTGTACGGCTCGGTCGAGTCGCTCGCCGTCTTCATGGCAGCCCACAGGACCTTCGTCGCTGCGGTCCAGTTCACCTTTGTGAAGTCGATGCTCAAGGTTCCGCTGGAATCGTCGTCGAGCGTCTGCACCCCGATGAAGTCCTTCAGCATGTCTCGCCCGAACTCCTGCTCGTAGAGCAGTGCCGTGTAGAACGTGACCTTCGCCTCGTATTCCTTGCCGTCGACAGTCAGCTTGAACATGCAGCTCTCCCCTCAAAACTCGGTTACGCGGACACGCCGGGCGTCACGACGCTCGTGAAGAACGCGGCGTACTTCTCGGCGTTCTCGGCCGTCTTCTCGATGTGGCCCTGGACGAAGCCGTGCTTGGCTCCGTTGTATGTGAAGTCCTGGGACGCGATGCGGACGTTGAGCGTCTCGGTGTCGACCTCGGGGCTGTCGTTCTTGGTGTTCGCATTCATCTCGGGGCGGGATGCGACGCAGTTGTAGAAGCAGAAGCCCATGGGGTTCTGGTCTCCCTGCATCTCGGTGATGAGGGCGAACTGCACCTGCGCGGCGTCGGTGACCTCGAACTGCACTCCGCTGACGGAGTCGGCGATCTCGTTGAGCAGGTCGACGCGCACCTCGTCGGATAGGCGTGCGACCTCGAGCTCGGCGGAGTAGCCGCCGTTGGTTCCGGCGAACGTGTAGTAGATGCCGTCGTCGGCATAGAAGTCGGAGCTGTCGCCGCCTTCGCGGGTGACGCTCAGCGAGACTGCGCCGGGAAGGTCCTTCGGGTCGCCGTAGGTCTTGGTCCCGGCGTTGTAGACAGCGTACTTGGTGTTACGCAGTCCATAGCGGATCTTGTTAGCCATCGTATTCTCCTTCAATCTCGTAGAACGAGTAGACGACCTGGAGCAGGTTGTCGTTCTCGATCCAGTTCTCGTCGCGGCGCACGCTCCCGAAGCGTTCCCTCAGCGTCTCCGCGAGGGCTTCCTCGAGCGCCTTGTCGCGACGCTTCTCGTAAAGCTCGACCATCCATTTGTGGCGGACGGCTATTTGCGCATCTCCTGCGCAGATCGGCTTGTCGTAGTCCAGCAGGTAGCAGGCGAACGGAACCGGCGGGTTCGAGTCGTTCGGCCATTCCATATGGCAGCAGGGCACGTGCTGATCGACGGCTGCGAACACATCGGCGTGGCTCATGAGATCGCCTCCACGATGTAGCGCGAGACCCTATCGACGAAGTCCTTCTCCATGTCGTCGAACGCGGGGGCCATGTGCGGGAACGAAGCAGTGCGCCTGCCGTTCAGGGTCGCGTGGCCCTTCTCGAGCAGGTGGACGAGACCGGGCTTGTTCTTGTTGCCGACCTCGCCTGCGGGCGTCGCTCCGCCCTTTACGACAGCAGACGAGAAGCCCGACATGTACTCGGGCGACCACTTA